AGGGTAAATTAGATCCTCAAGACGCAGCGACTCAATTGATAAGTCCTAAAACTACAATTGCTGAAATGAATAGAATTATGGACTTCTTTAAAAATGATCCAGCGGCTCAAGAAACCATAAGAAAAACAGTTATTAATGATATACTTAACTCAGTTGACAAAGATATTTTCGTAGACGCAAGATCTGGATTTTCATTACAAAACGCTTTGGATGCATACAAACCTAAAATGTTAGAAAAAGTTTTGGGCAAACAGGCTGTTGATGATTTAAAAGAATTTTCTCTTGAGTTAGCAATGTTGAGTGATACTGGGAAAAGAGGTGCGGGTGCTTTGGCTGCAGAAGCGATTAGAACAGGAGCTTTCACAGCGCCAGTCAAGAATGCAGGAAAGATGGCTCGTTTTAAATTTTTAGATTTTATATTTAATCGTCCTGCTACGTTGCGCAAAGCATTAGAATTAAAGACTGGCAGAACAACTCCCGAACAAGCTGCACAAACTGTATCTCAGGTATTAAATGAAGCCGCTACTCAAGTGGGTTCTGGAAGAACTGTAGGTGAAAGACTGTCAGGTGTAGGCAAGGGATTAAGTGCTTTTAACAGAGGTCGAGTCATAGGCAGACAGGCTACGGGACAGCTACTTACAAGCCCTCAACAAGTTCGTGGGACTCCGCCTGCAAACCAAACAAATGTACCAGATGTTAGACCACCAGTTACTTTAAATGATCTCAACATAATTCAAAAATCTAATCCAGTCGCATCTCAGACACAAGCAAATTTAAGAGAACGAGCTAAGAGAAACCCCTACATTGCAGCTACATTACTTGGTGGTTTAGGAAGTGCAGGATTGCTTTAATCTTCAACAGCACTCAATCCTCCAGAAAAATTTTTTCTTGGTAAATTTCTTTTTCTAAAGCCATGTTTGGCGTGAACATCATCAACAATTATAGCAACTTGCTCTTTTAAACTTCTGCGTTCTTTTTTTGCTATCTCTACTATCTTTTCATAAGTGCCTATGCTAACACTTACTGACTTTAGTTTATAACCCTTAGACATTACTATAACTCCCTAAATGTACCTAAAACCACGATATAATCCCAACTTTAAAAGGTCAAGATCGAAATACGGAAACAAAAAGACTACTATCCACGGTATTACATTCGATTCGAAATGGGAATCAGAACGTTATTTGTATTTAAAATCCCTCGAGAAAGCTGGTAGAATAAAAGATTTAGAGCTCCAACCACGCTATAACATCCTGGTTAACGATCAAAAGATCTGTGCGTATGTAGCCGATTTTAAATACAATAAAGAGAATGCAGACGGCATTTGGGAACATATTGTTGAAGATGCAAAAGGTGTAGAAACCCCTGAATTTAAATTAAAAAAGAAACTTATGAAGGCTGTTTTTGATATTGAAATATATCTATCTAAAAAAAATTCTTGACTAACATAAAATATTTTGCGAAGTGTAAGGCTCTAGAAAATTTAAGTGGAGATTTGCCATGAGCAATCAATTACTCGATCGCAGAGAAGAACTGCGTACTATTATCGATGGGCATAAAAAAGAGCTCTCAGATATAAATGAAAAAATCCAAGATACTTGGCAACAAGAGGTTCGTGATTCTTTACGAGCCGCTGGCAAAGATTTTGGTTCGACTACAATCATGTCTGGAAATAAAAAGCTTAAAGCTAAAATTGGCAAGAAGGTTACTTGGGATCAAGAAAAGCTTTTTGACCAATTAAATAAAATGTCACCAGAAAATGCAAAACACTATGGAAAGCTTGTTGTTTCTGTAGAGGAGCGAAAATACACAGCCGCTCCACCAGATATTAAAAATCAATTAGAAGATTGTAGAACGGTAGAAATGGG